TACGGGATTGAGGTTTTGGGAAGGGGCGTCGGCGCGGTCAGATGGACGTAGGCAAGAGCGGCTAGTGTTGCGACCACAACCGCTGCCGTGAACTTCATGGCTCTTTGCGAATGAGCCGTTTGATTTCAACAATGCCGTCCTTCACCACCTCGATATTCACTTCAAGGCGCGTGATGCGGTCGCCCTGCGGCGCTGCGGCGTCCTGCTTCTTCTCAAGGATGGCCACGCGCTCCGTCAGGCTTGATGCCCACCATACGATTCCAACTGTTTGGATGACAATGGTGAGGATTAAGGCCAACGGTACGCGGCGGTCTAGGTGCCATTGCTCGTCGCGGGTGCTCATCGGACACCCTTGACCTTCTCAACCGTCCGCATGGTGCCAAGACCAAGGAGACCGCCGAGGATGGCCACGACGTTGTTCATATCGACGGGGGGGAGATGAAGCGCCGGCTGTATGATCGAATAGACAAAGCCAAAGCCGCAGACCCATCCAATGAATGGCCGCCAGCCAGCGACAAAAAGATTATCGCTTTTGGCCTCGGCCTCATTGATCTTCTGCTGGCCGAGCGCGAGTTGCGTATCGAACTCTTGGAGCTTCTGTAGGGCTTCCTGCTTGTCTTTCGGATTGGGGAATAGGTCGATCAGCTTTCCGAGAACGTCAGTAACGCCCCCTAGCCCGGTTAGGTCGAATCCTGCCACGGTCTATTTCCCCCTGAACAGCGCAACCAGCGCCTTGATGAGAGCAACAAAAAACCCGCCAGAGGCGGGCTGCGGAACGGGATCGGGTTTAGGAATGTCGGGTGGCGGCGGGGGCGCGACCTGAGGGCCACCCATCACAATGCGCTGCGCCGTCAGCCAGTCCGCGTCCGGCGCGGGGTACGGCTTGCCGGCCTCATGCCATGCTTGGGCCTTGAGAAACGCAATCCCGCTTGGGCTGCGCCAAAAGGCATCATTCATGACCGTGTTTCGTGTCATCCCCGGCACGCGGGCGAGAACGAACTTGATATAGCTCTCGACGTTGTTGCCGCCGGACCAGATGGCGATGGCATCCGCGAACTTCTTGTTCTTGTAGTTCTTGGACGACCGCCAAAGATCGAGTTGAGCGCAGATGCCCTGAACATAGGTCGGGAACACGGCGATGTTATTCCCCTGCCCCTTCCCATCATTGAGCGTCACCGCCTTCTTTTCCGCGCCCCACTTGATGGCAAGCGCGCTGCCCCACATAGCGCCGGGGTTTTTGTAGCGAATGGATGCCGGTTCTGTCACAGCAGCACCTTCAGCCCGGCCGCCAGCGAGCACACAGCGCCCGAACCTATGGCGATAAACAAAACGGATTCCATCCTGTCGTATTCCCGGCGATGCAGCCGCCAGTCATTGAGCAAGACAAGGAGGACCACCGCCCCGAAGAGGACGGCACCAAGGGCGAGGATTGTCATCTGGTGGTTTCCTTACGGGACGATCAACTCGACGCAATAGCCTTCAAGGTTCACCGACTCTCCGGTATTCGTCAGTTGGCCCGTGATGACGATATCAACCGCGCTGGTCGTATCTTGGCTTGCGGTGTTAAGCGTGCCGGTGCCGAGGCCCGACGATACGGTCATGCCGCAAACCTGCGAGTTGGTCGCATTGCGGTTTTGAATGAAGCACTCCGAACCGAACGCCGCCGTTGTCGTGACGCTTTGCGATGAGCAAACGGTCCCGGAGCCTCCGCCCCAGCGAACACGAAGCGATTTGCTGTTGGCGCTATTGGTGTAACTCCAGTGCGCCAGAACCCGCAGACGGCCATTGGCCCCCAAGGCGTTCGCGGGAACCGTGATTGTCGCCAGCACAAACTCGTTCGTGTCACCCGTATGCGTGACTTGGACGGCCGATGAAGCAAGGACATAGGGTGCTTTGAGCGCGGCGGCAGCGGCACGCGCGGTCGTGGCGCCAGTGCCACCACGGGCCAAGGCCAGCGTGCCAGCCGACACATTGCCCGCATCAATCCCGGTGATGTTAGCGCCGTCACCGTAAAAGCCAGTGCCGCTGTAAATCTTCTTCGCTGCGGCGAAACCGCCGGCAGACTTCAGCGGCGCGCTTGTGGACGATGCCGCGTCAGTCGTGTCGGCAATCGAAACGGTGTTCCCGCTGGCGACAGCAACAGCGCCAGATGTGAGCGTAATCTGGTCGGTCCCCAGACCATTGCCACTCAAGCCAAGCGTGCTGGCTTGAATACCCAACGCGGCAAAGCCGGCAACGGCGCTGCTGGTGAACGTAACAGACTGAAGAGAAGGCGCGCCACCAGAGGCGGTCCATCGCCAACCCGTACCGGATGCCGCCGTGCCGGTAAGAAGGCCGGTCTGGGCGTCACTCGTTAGCGGCGCACCGTTAATCGCCACCTTGCTGATAAGCGAGATGCCAGAACTTGTGATTTGAACCGAGGCTGTACCAGAAGCGCCAAGATAGACGGAACTGCCGTAGAGCGCGAGGATGCGGTAGGTGTTCTGCGCTTTGTTGGTCGCCTCGATGCGAACCTGGCTGGACAGGTATGTTGAGCGGATACCGTTATCAGCCTCAACAAGCCACTGAAACGGCGAGGTCATCGGCGCGCCGGAAAACGCGCCACCGCCATCGGTCAGGAATGGGCCGCGCACGCGATAGTCAACAATCGGCAGGTATTCATAGGTACCGGCAGAGTCGCCGGGGAAATAGGTATCGGGGTCTAGGCCAACGTTGCCAAGGTCGATGTTACAGACGTTGTGGAACAGGAACCGTTTTCCCGTGCCGCTGCCCGTAAACGTTGCGCCAATGCGCTGCACGTCCGCGTTGTTGACGCCGATCCAATAGGACGAGCAGGACGGGGTACCAACAAGCGTCAGCCCGTAATTATCATTCAGGATCGCTTGTTTGAAGCAATGCCAATGCGCAACGCGGGCGCCTGCAACCGAGTTAGCGGCGATGGCTTCAGCCTTTGCCGCATCGAACACATTGATGGAATAGTTTGCGCACGCGCCGAACTTCACGTTCCCATAATAGACCTCGGTACCCGCGCCCCACGCATAGATACCGGAGCCGCTGGTGGCCGCGCGAAGCTCGCAATCCTTGATGGTGACCTTGGCGCCACCGGTCAGATTGATGCAGTTCGCGCTTGTGACGGAGATCAGCACATCGGTTGCCGTGGGAGACACGCCGGACTGCTTGAAGATCACGCCAGTCGCAGCGGGGTTAACCCACGGCTTGGAAAGCGTCACGCCGGTCGTGAATGAGCTAGACGCCGCCATAAGAACGGTAACAGTCTTGCCGTTATGGTCGATTGCCATTGCTGCATCGGCGGCAGCCTGCAGGGTCTTGAATGCGGCACCAGAAGAAAGGCCGTCCCCGCTATCATCCGGCCGTGTAGAGTCTACGTAATAGGTGCGGTCGGCGTACAGTTTAACGCGAAGGTTATTTGCTCCAGTGATGTTGTTGCTGTCGTCAATCTTGACCGCGCTGTTTTGAAGCCCGCCCGATGTGCCATCCCAACGCGGGATTGCTTCATCAATAGACGGCGAAGGAACGGAAGCCGCCCCGCCACGAGGACCGCGCACCATGGAATTGAGAACGAGCGCCGCCGCCCCGCGAGCAGGGGAAAAACGAAGAGCCATGTTGATTGATCCTTAGAAGGCGACCGGGCTGGGGCGGAACGTGACGATCCCGTGGCCCCAATGCGTCAGCTTGTCGTCGGCATCCTTGGACACGAGGTCCGCGACGTAATCGCCGCACATGCCGCTGATGGCCGTATAGGGAACGTTGACGTGGAGAATGGTAGGGTTACCTCTGTCATCGTCCGCGATGGATAAGTCACCGCTTGCTGTAGTCAGAGCGAGATCGGTAGTCGTTGACTCGGCGCGGCGCCGAAACTGAAACTGAAATGACAGGTCCGACAACTCCATCCCCGCGCCGGACTGGAGAAAGTAGATATACTCATCCCACGTTGCGTTGTTCGAGACTGTGCCGCTGAGCTCAAACAGCGCTCCGCTTTCACCGATGCTGCTGCGCATCTCAGCCCATCCAATTCGCGGTCAGGAGCATATTTGTTTCCGTGCCGCCGAGAGTGACAACCCCAGAAAGACCCGCCTCCAACGCGGTCACCACATTCATTCCTAAGGATGGAACGACCGTATACGAGGCAACCGCATCGCCCGCTGTGCTTGCTGACCCACTGTTGAGGCTGTAGTTACCCTTCTTGCCTGACGCAGCGGTCGTTGAGTTAAGGCCTACGCCATTTTGAGCGGCGACGGCTGAGCCGCCAGATAGCCCAGACATTTTCTGAAAGTAGCGGCACTCAGCTATCTCTTCGGCAAGACCCGAGAAAAGACTAAGGCTATTTGCAGGATCACCGTTTGCCGCGCGCATGTCGCTGTTGGCGGACCAAGTTGAAGTGCTGTCCCCGCACTTCAGTGTAATCGGTTTGCGCGAATAAGCATTCCAGACGCCCCATTTTCTGGACTGCCCATAGGAACGATGGCAAGTAATCTGTCCATTGGTGCCGTCCATAAAAATGGACCCAACATAGGTCGCCTTGTTTGCCTCGATCGTTAAGGTGGTCGCGCCATAACGTCCCGTCATGGAGTTGGCGTTGGTAAGCAAGCCGCCTACCGTTCGAGTCAGTTCTGTCGTACCCGAGCCAGCCCCGCGCGCCCCCGCACCGGCGGTCGCAGTATTCCATGCAGGCCCCGTCACCAGGCGAACCGTCCCGCTGTCGTTGATGACAAAGCAGTCATAAATTGCGCTGGCGACATGGCTTTCCACCAGTGTTAGCGTCAGTTCGCTAAAGTTGGTGATGACCGTGCTGGTTCCGTTCCAGATCGGAATCAGGTTACCAATCAATGGCGTGTAATAAATCGCCGTCGCCGCCGTCACATCAGACGCTATCACCGGAACACCGCTGGTCAGGGTCAAATAGCCTTGCGGGAACGCCGTAAGCGACTGAATTGAGGATCGCAGCGACGCGATATCGGCCGCGAGGTCGGACAACTCACTGTTGGAAGGAACGTCGAGATTGGAGCGCGCGCCAGCGGCGGTCGTCGCTCCGGTGCCACCGCGAGCGACAGGCAGCGCCCCGGTGCCAGCGGAGAGGCCGGTATCAATATCGTCTTCTTCAAAGATCAGGACGCCGGCAGCGGTTTCCGCCCTGAGCTTGTAGGTTCCCGCCGCCGTATAAATGCGGGGAAACTCGCCCTTTGCATTGGACGTGGCCGGGTTGTCGGCGGCGATCGACAGCCCATCGTCGGTATAGACGGATGCAAGGGTTGTCGTTCCGGGCTGGTAGACGTACAATCTGGCACCGACGTAGGGCAGCCCATTGGCGTCTTCTACGCGGATATAGGGCGAGGCGATTTGCAGCGACATAAAGCGGTCCTTGAATCAAAAAGCCGCCCCGGAAGGGCGGCTCTGAGACACTGAGAAATGTGGTATCTATTTCAGGTCGGCATCGTTATGGGCGTCGTGTGGTGGGTGACCATCACGATGGAGAGGCCCGACTTAGTTCAGTTTTCCGTTATCCTTGGCGTTATCGCGGCGACCGTAATAACGGCCATCACCATCCGACTACGGTTCGGACGTGGAGCTACGAACAAGGTTGACGATGTTGACGGCGGTGCGTTCCGCCTGCTGCGATCCGACCGGCATACGCGCGATGGCACGAAGCTGGTTGACGGCAGCGGGGTCTGTGAGGATTCTCGCTAGTTCATTCAGGTTGTTGCCGAGCTTCCATCGCTCAATTCGGTCGGCTAGGAATTGAGCCCCACGCAACGGGTTCGTCGCAGCCTTGGCACCCTCACCGATCAACCCGCTTGCGGACTGGTTCTTGAGCATTTCGGCATTGTAAGCCGTGCGGCTGCCTACGCCCTGCCGGTATCCCGTAGCCTGAGCGACTTCAAGAAACCGATTAAAGCCAGCAAGACGGTCGGCACCGTTTGGAAGCGCGCGAACGGCTGCTTCAAAGTTGGCTTTCTGTTGCGGATTGCCGACAAGGGCCGCCGCAAACTTTGATCCGCCCGCCTGATTAGCGCCGGACTGTAGCGCCTGCGTTGCTTCGTTAAACACACTCTCTGCATGGGCGCGCACCAGATCGGACGCGGCACGCGGAGACCGCTTGGCGAGTGCGCCGACAGTCTGAGAGATTTCCTGTGCGCTGTTCGGCAGCGGATTTGCGGGAAACAGAGCGTTGATTGCCGCCCTTGTCGTCGTGTCCCGGCTTGCTAGCTTACCCATCGGGCCGTCGAGAAGCGGCTGCAAGAACTGCTCACGCGCCCGCGTTTGCAAATCCAGAGCGGCAGCATATTCGGGCGATGCATTGCGGGCCGCATCGCGCACCGCAGCGGCGTCCAAGCCATACCCTGCGGATCGCTGCATATTGCGTTGAGCGTTGACCGGCGCCGCGGCGTTCTCGGCTGCCGTGTCCAGATGCTTCTTGACCTCGTTCAAAAACCCAACGCTGTCGTCGGGCAAATGCGATACATAGCGGTTAAGCTGCGGGTCATTGCGAACTGCGGAACGAGCCTCATCCCAACCCGGCGCGGCCTTAATGCGCGCCATTGTGGCAGGGTCCATGCGTTGGGACTCGGCTGCCTTGTAAAGCGGTTCAGACGCCTTGTTGATCGCGCCGCGCACGTCGTTGACGATACCTTCCGCCTCCTGCCCTACAGCCGGGCCGATGCTTGACGGGCTGCGGTTGGCGGACGAGAGGTTGTAAAAAGCGCCACGTCCGGCGCGCTCTATCTGTTGCGGGCGTTGACCGAAGAACTCAGCCATACGCGCCTCAGTCTGCGGAGCGCCCTCAAGATGGCGCATCACGTTTGTCATCACGGATCGGCCGGCGACTTGTGACAGGGCTTCCGGCCACGCGAGGGTCACGCCTTGCTGGGATGCGCGCTCAATTAGAGCGGCTGCATCATCCACCATCTGCGGCGTAACGCCTTCGGGAAGTTGCTGGCGGATAGCCTGCGAGGCATTGCCGGGGCGCGAAAGGAGCGCACTCAAGCCGGCACCAGCAAATGCGCCGCCAACACGCGCCCACGGTTCAAGTGCCGTCCCCTTGGTCGCCTGTCCAGCCGCTTCGGACGTAAGACCAGGCACAACACCGTAGCGAAACGCGTTGCCGACGACGCTGCCGCCCGGCGCCATCAGGGTGCCAGGAACGAACTCAGCAGCGGTTCGCGCATATTGCCCTGCCGTTGTTTGCGGTTCATGCAGCGGGCCAGTGAATGTCTCGATACCGCGCTGCACCCGCTCGGAGCTAGGGAACGACAAGGCATCGGCTGCGGTCGAAGCGCGTTCACTTGGAACGGGCGTGAATTCCTTGCCGCCAGTCTTGATGGCGTTGATAGCGCGGCCAACAGTATTTTCTGCCAGCCAGTCCCCGCCGCGCTGCATCAACTCAGGCAATCCAGCCGTGAGTGCAACACCCCTTGCGAGGCCAGCGCCTGCTGATTTCGTCACGTCCTCAGCTACGCCAATCTTGCGCTCGGCAAATGGGTCGTGGTCAACTGGAACGAGCCGCACCTTGGATTGCGGCGTGACCGTAATCCGCAGCACGCCATCGCCGCCCTGTGGCGGGGCAGATTGAGCAAACGGATCAAAATCAACCGGCGTCAGTGTAGCCATTACTGCTCAACCCTGAACCATTGGCCGTTCTGCTGGATATACCAGTTGCCATCCGGGGCCTGACGCGCACCAGGCATCGGCATTGCCGCTGGCGCACCCTGAGACTTCATTTCCATCTGCTGCGGCTGACGTGCACCACCAATATCGCCGCCGGCAAACAGCGGGTTAGCTTCCGTCCACTTCGCCAGTTCATCGTCAAAGCCTGCGTCAATGCGGCCTTTGTGTTTGTTTGCGTAGTCCCGTGCCAGCTTGGCAACTTCCTGCTTCCGCTGTTCGATCTTCATCGCCATCTGGATAATCTGGCGGTTGCCTTCCGGCGTGTTGCTCGGGTTGGCGACGGTGTTCTCAATGAATGAGCGGTCTGCGTTTGATACCTGATTGCCGAGAGAACCGCCGTTCATATCGAGAACGATCTTGTTGCTCAACTTCTGGAACAACTCGTTCGGAGCCGCGCTCTCAGCCTCCTTGACGCCAATTGACACAAGGAGACGCTTGACCTGAGTTGCATACTGACCACCCGTGCCGGAATAGAAGTTCGGGTTGTCAATCAGCTTCTCCATCACGCGGAGCGTGCTTAGAGAGCCATTGGCTTCACGCCCGGCCTTTTGCAGATCAACGAACGTTGAAGCCTGCTCGCTGCCGAGCTTGCTATCGTAGGACTTCTCGCCAGAATTGACGGTGACGTTCGTAGCACCCGCCTTTTTCAGTTCAGCCTTGTATTCGAAGAACGGAAGCTGACCGCCCTGCGCCCGGTAGAGCGTGTATTCCTTCTGCTCATCGGTCATTTTCGAGTCGGCCAAGGCGGCCTTGAACAACTCGGTTGCCAACGCCTTCTGTGAGGCGGGCAAGCGCGGGTTCGTCATGGCTTGCAAAAGCACGGGCATGGCGTTCTGAAGATTCGCGCCGGCAAGAGACGCTCCGGGGAGCGCGGGCGAAGCACTATTGGCTTGGGCAACCTGATCGCCTCTCGGCTGCGGCCCGGTCTGTGGAGATACGCCGATCCCTGGGTCTAGTGACGCCACCTGCACCGGCCGACCATTCTCAAACTCGGCCATAGCCGGTAGAATCTTTGCGCGGACAGTCGGGTCAGCAAGATTGATCGGCTGGTTTGGGTCTATTCCGACGCGCTGAGCAACGTGAGCAGCATAGGCATTTACGTTATTGCCATCGCTACCGGGCGCCCAGCGATTGATGATCCCGGCAATCGAATTGATGCCACGCTGTCCATACCCGGCGAGGAGCTTATCCGCTGCGGCAAACCCCTGCTCGGGCGACTCAAATTTGCCGAACCTACCATCTGAACCGACAAAGCCTGGCTGCCCCTGCGTGAAGGGCGACGCCTCAAGATTAAGAGGATTGTTGTTACGGATACCGCGCGGCTCTGACGAAGATTGCGGGGTCTGCGCCGGCAGAGGTGACATGAGTTGCTGAAGCGGATTTTGCTTTATGCCGAACGCTGAACCAAGGCTTGTGTTGAAATCCTTTGACGCGGCCTCTTCCTGCCGCATCTTAATAAGAGCTAGCCCCGTATCGAGCTTGCCGGCGCGAAAGGCTGCTTTGGCTGCATCCTCATAATTGCCTGAACTCAGCGCCTCTCCTACGTCATCCAAGGCGCGGTTCTGGCGCATTTCCCGCATACCCTTGTAGCCTGAATCAAACTGCAACAATGCAGCAAGCGGATTAACAGGGGCGACGTAAAAGGGATTATTTTCAGCGGCCATCAGAGGAACCCGACAACTTTGCCAGCGAGATTAAGGCCGGTGTTCAGCAAATTGGACATACCCTGCGATTCAGCATTGGCACCCGCGACCATTCCCTGACCGATCGTGCCGGCAGAGTTCATGCCTCCCTGATATGCACTTTGCCTCGTGCCAAGTTGGCCGGCCAAGCCTTGCCCGATGGTGGCATTCTGCGCCGTGGTTGCGCCGAGGCCCTGCTGGTTAAGGCCCATCAAACGCTGTAGCTGATTGCCATATGTCTGATCGGCCAAGCCCGTGCCGAACCGCAGCAAGTCCTTTGACTGCCGGCCACTGTTAAGCATTCCACGCGCGGCGGCGGATCGATCAAGCGCCTGCACGCCCTGATCTTGCGCGAATTGATATTCAGGCAGAGAGCGGACAGACGACGGGTCGGCCAGCAACCGCGCAAGCGCCGAGTTGGCCGTCAGCCCGGTAGAGACATAGGGATCATAGGATTGCGCTAATGTATCGAAACGACCGGCATATTGATCGCCATAGCCAAGCAGCTTGTTGATCGCGTCTTGCTGCTTTGCATATGTATCGGCGGCTGCTGCATTAGCGGCGTCCGATGCGGTTTTTCCCGTGATATCTTCCCAAAAACCCATTTGTCAGTCCTTGCTACCGGGTGCGGTGCGATTGCAGAATGGCGTTAATCGCCGCAATGATCTCGGAATTGCTCGCCGCGCCGTCTAAATCGGTGATCTCAGCAACGCGCTGCTGGCGCTTATCGATCGCATCAAGAAACTTGTAGTGCGCCTCATCCATGCCCTGAATGTCGGGGACGCGGGATCGCTTCGTCGTCATCGCTTCAACGGCCTCGATTGCAGATCAAGCGCGATGATGGAGCGAACAACCGGATCGCTCACCCGAATGCGAAACGTGACGCCCTTCGGGCCAAACCGGCCCAGACGCCGCGTCGTCACCCGCACCCGGTTGCCGTAGCCGCCAAGTGACAGTTCACGATGGCCCTTCCACGTCGCGCCGCCATCGACCGACCACGAGAGCATCATCTTTGGGTTGCTGCCTTGCCCGCTTGTCGTCGCGTAGCCCGTAGCGCAGTCAATGTGCAGCGCGTCCATCACGCCGCCATTAGGGAATAAATGGAAGGTTGGGCTGTCCATTCCCCAGATCAGCGGGTCACCCGCCTCAGTGAACGCATCCTTATCCAAATAATAGAGGTTGCCGGACATCGCATCGCCGACAATGACCTTGCCCCATGCCTGCACGGGGAAGCGCGCTCGCCATCGCCCGCTTTGATAGCTCTCGCGGGAGTGCCATGTCTGCGTTGCGCTGTCATAGCAGCGCGTCCAATCCGACCCAGTAATGGCCGCGAACAGATGGCCCTCACCCGCAAACGCAAATGCGATGATGGATGACTGATCGGCCTCGTTGACGATATTGCGCTCAATCCCATGGGTTGAAACGCGAGTGACTGTGCCGGTCCCAGCAACGCGATAGACCACCTTATCCTCGCCGACGAACAGCAACGTGTTGTCAAAGCTTGTCACGGCCTCGGGCGCAAGAAGTCCGTGCTTGATGACGGACGGCAGCGGTTCAAATGGAAAGTCCGCATTGCCAGTATTACGCCACTGTTCCGTTTGCTTGCGCTTGAACAGAAACAGGTCGCCATCTGCCTTTACACGGACCAGCGGATCGGCGGATTGCTCTGCCGTCGCATAGTCCGTTCCATCAATCTGATCGCAGGCATTGATGCCTGAGATGAAAAACCGACGATCAGCAATGCCATAAATCGTGAAACCGCCTAAGTGGTCTTGCGAGATTGCCGCCGGCAAGTCAGAGTCGGTAACTCGCGTAACCACATCGTTCTGGATAAAGAACTCGCCAGCAGCGCAATGAATGCTGACTTGCGGGCTCACTGCCTGGTTACGGGAGATTTGAACAATGTCACTGCCCGGTATTGTGCCAATTCGCGTGGCGGCACCGGATTGCGTGACCTTATAAACGCTGGTCGAGTGGACCGTGTAAATGCAGTCCAAATCGTCCAGATAGATCATACCACGGCATGGCGTATCCGTAACCGCCCGCTCCAGCGTCAAGCCATAGGCGGGCAAAACCGCCAGCGGGGCCTTGGCGTCTACTCCCTGCTGCTCGGCATAGGCGTTGATAAGCTGCGCCTCGCCCGCGAACGAATATTTGGATTGGTTCGTTCGCAGCGCGATGGGAAGTGCGGTCATCGGCCAGTAGCGAAGTCCATATGGGAGTGCTGATAGCCGGTTGCGTCATTGCCCCGCAGAAGTCGCGGAGATACACCGCGCGGTGAGGCCATGACGGTCAAATACCGCTCGGCCTCGCGCATTGCGACCATGGCCGTGGCCTGATCCATCAAACCAAACGATGGTGCGACAGCCAGCCCAATGCGGCGGGACAGCGGCGCAAGATACTCAAGCGGAACCGACATATCCGAACCGTTCCAGATCGGCAGGCCGATGCTCGACAGCATCGCCACCTCGGACGATACGGTTTCTTCCGCCCATTCGAGATCGGCCGCTGTCGGCACCTCTTCGGCGGCGACAAGGCCAAGATCGCGCAACACGCGCGTTGCCAAGTCCGATTGCGAATAGGTCGTCATGCCGCTGCCTTTTCGCGCTCTTTGTTTTCAAGGTAGTCCGCGTAGCGGATGGCATAGTTGAATGGGCCGATATGCCCGATCAGATGGTTGACGTTGGCCCACACATCGCCGCCGCAGCGCAGCCAACGATCACAGAACGCCAAATCCTCGGAGAGCTTGACGCCGCGCTCATCGCGGTACTTGTCAAACGCACGGATCAGCCGGCCGTGGCTCAACGTCGCATTGCCGGGATGGCCAGAAACGTCGTTATCGACAATTTCTGGCAGTTTCTCCAACATCGTCTGAATCACATGGCGCGAGATCAGCAGAACCCCGCCGCCAACGCCGGCAACTTTCATGAAGCCGTCAACCAGATCGTTGACCGACCCCTCCTGGAATGCACGCCCGACCGCCTCTGCCGGCCATTTGCGCTTGGCGTAGAAGCATCCAGTCAGCGGCTTGCCGAAGACCAGCATGTCCGCCACCAGCTTGATCGGAAATTCCATGTCGGCATCGACAAACAATAGATGCGACAGTTGCGGGTGCTGATCGAACCAGTTGGTCACGACCAGATTGCGGACTTCTTCAATGTCGCCCGCAGAGATCGTGAAAAATGTATTGGGGACGCCCTTGAACGTCAGGAACTGGCCGATGTTATAGATGCTCTGCGCCGTCCGGGTATTCATCTGCTCGCCAAACGCCGGGCAACAGATCAGCACTCCCTTGACGTGCTTCGATGGCTTCCAGTCAGGGTTGGTCAAGCGGCCCTCTCGATTTGCATCAGATCTTCTGCATCGCGTTTTGCAGCGAGATATTCCGGTGTCGGGTCGCGCTGACCCCGTTCTGCAAGGTATTTCTCAATCTCAAGGGCAGATTCTCGACCCTTTACGTCGCGCAATTCCCAAGCCTGTAGAACCGCAGGAAGCGCTGTCTCATGCAACTCAATCCCGAGCTTCTTTCGGATAGACTCGGCCCTTTGCAGGCGTTCGGCGCGGGTGAAGACGTACAAGTCCCACCAGAATTGAAGATCGCGCATTCGCTGCGTGAAGCCCTTGCGGGCCGCAAGCCATAGCCCTGCATGGATTGGCGTGCGACGCCCCATGATGAATGAGAATAACTCATCAACGCATGTGTCATAAAACCAGAACGGGAAACGCTCGTCATACAATTCGCCAACCGTCGCGATCCACTCCCGCGTGACGATCGGGAGCGTGCATTGGTTCAGGTTGGCGCTATCAGTCCATGCCATCACGCCGCATTCGCGAAACGGATATTTCGCCGCGAATGTATCGACTATGATGTCGTCCCAATATGGCGTGGAGATAAACACGTCGTCCGGGAACGGGCAATAAATGTCCGCATCGGGACAGCGCCGCACCAGTCTGTTGGCAACAGCGCCAACCCCTTTTGGCCGCGCATCTACGCTGAGAGTTATTCCGGGATACTGCGATTTGAAGAAGTTGTAGGATTCCGTGTCGTCGGCGTCCAAGCCGACAAGGTACTCTATTTCGTGGTCGTCACCAGAAAGAGAGCGGGCGCATTCAATAACCGCTGCGGCCTTTTTCGGGTTTCCCCGCGTGACCAGCAGAAATGCTATCTTCATGCGCCCACCATTGTTGTTACGGAGAACCACTCAAGCGGGTGGCCAGCCGCGCATCGACGGTCTTGACGCCATAGAGAACGTCGAGACGCCAGTTCGACACGTCGTTCGTCCCGTCGTAGTACGGGATCACGCGCACCGAGTAGCCGTTGTAGGACTTGCGGGCCACGTCAACCGCGCCCGGAGGCGCTACCATCGGGACCATCACAAGAGAGAACGCATTCTTGTGGAACACCATGTTCTGCGAATAGCCCGTCGAGGCGGTGCCCATGATCGTGATCGTGGCATCGTCCTGCGGCGCGGCGCTGACAGTCTGGAATGCGCCAGCCGTGATGATCGGAGGCGAGATCGTCAGAGTGGTGGTGTTGGTCGTGGTACCGTTTGCGGTCACGTCCGACTTGACGACGAACTGCTGCAGATGTGGCAGAGTCGCCTTCGTCACCGGGTTGACTGCATACACGCCATCAATGGTAAACACCGCGCCCTGCTTGATCGTGGCCGCAGCGTCCCAGCCATCGGTCAGCAAGGTCATCGTGCCGCTGTCCTTGGTGGCGGCCCAGGTCGTGGTCTGGTTCGCACCCTTGACAACCGGCGTGGTGTTGTCGCGCGTGCCGTCCGTGAAGGTCTGGACGTTCTGCGACGAGTAGGTATCCACGTTGCCGATCATGCCGAGCTTGCCGCGACGATAGGCGTCTTTGGCAACGTCCTGCATGTACAGCGCGGTCTGCGAGCCGAGCATTCCCCACTGATCGGTCGGGCTGAGAACCGCAGCGCGATCATCCTGGAACACCGCACCAAGGTCCAAACGCTCCGGCGCCTTCGCGAAGTCGGCATAGGAGTTGATCGTCTGGCCCGGCGTACCGACCCAATTCCACACATCTTTGTAGAGATTGAGCAGATCGCGGTCGATCTGGTTGGCAAGCTGGATCATCGCCGGCTTGATGACGCGCTCGGAGAGCTTGTCGATCTGCAGGGTGAGGTCCTGCGAGGTGAACGCGAAGTCCACACCCTTCTGCTTGTCCACAGAGAGGGTGAACTTGCCTTCCGTCACGTCCTGACCGGACGCGGTAGCGCCGTCGCGGACGGTGAAGTCGGTCGGGCGACGGATGGAGATCGACTCGCCAACGGTATAACCGTTGACCTTCTTGGAGAACTCTTCCTCGTAGCCGCGATAGACGAGATTGCCCATCACGCAGTTGTTGTCGAGAATCGAGATGGCTTCCGCCGCAATGATATCGGCGGTCAGAGTCGTATTGGTCGTCATTAGCCTAAACCCCTATTGGGTTAGGCACGGGCCTTCTGCTGCGCGCGGCGAGCCGCGATGTAGGCGGATGCGTCATCCGACTTTGCGAGAGACGCTAAATCCGTTGTTGGTGCAGCTCCGCCCTTTAGGACGGACAGTGGTGCCGGTGCCTGAGTTTGTTTCTTGGGTTGAGGCAGAGACAGCTTGGCTTCGAGGCGGCCGATTTCTCGTGCGGCATCTCGCGCAGACAGAGCATTCAATTCAGCGGCAAGGCCGGGGGTTTTGGCGATGTGATAGGCCAGCATCGGCCCCTTATCGCTGTCCCGGACTTCCTCGACCACGTGAGGCGCGAATTGACCGCCCGCTTTGACAAAGCCCTCAAGGACCGAGTCATAATCCGGGACGCTCTTTTTCACGTCTTCGACGCGCTCAAGAAACTCCTCATTCGCTTCTCGGACCCGCTCTTGCAGGGTTTGCGCATGATTGCGCTGGTCCCGCTCGTTCAGGTCTTTGCGGACCAACTGAGCCGCGTCATATGCGGCCTTCGCGGTCTGATAGGCGAAGTAGTCGCCGTTGAAATCCGCCTCCTTGGGCGCGCCCTCTTCCGCCGATTTCGCCGCGACCTGCCGCAATCTCTCAAGCTCGGCTGCCTGCTCGGCAACCATGGTTGAAAGTCGCGCGGCCTTGCGCTGAAGACGCTGATTGCGCGTCAGGCGCCGGGGTTCATCGGTAGAGGTATCGCCGTCAGTGGCGGTTTGCTCTGTCTCCTGGCTTGTCTCTGCATTCTCCGTCGTGGCATCTGCCGCTTGGGCGACGCTCTCCGTCGAAGTTGCCTGTTCGCTTACGGCTGGCGCGCTAACTGCGGTCTGCTCGGTCGTCGGGGCGGCTGCCCCTGATGCTTCGGTCATAGTCCTCTTTGCTCAGCAAAAAGCCGCCCGAAGGCGGCTGGTCATCGAGCGGCAAACGCTGAATGCGAAAGCCTGCTACGAAGCGGGTTCACCCGGTTGCGGGCGATTGTCTGCGGCGTACCGCGCTGTCGCTGCTGCGGTGTTGATCTGGTGGGCCTTGATCGCGGCATCATGCTCGCGGTCATCGCTCGCCACCTGCGCGCCGATGATTGATTTCGTCTGCTCGGTGCCGGCCTGCACGACCGTCTTGTGCATACCCACCCCGGCATTGATCTGGGCAATTTCGATCTTGGTCTGAGCGTCGAGCATCATGCGCTCGCGTTCCAGAATCGCGGTCTGCGCCAGTTCCTCGCGCTTCAACTGCGCGTTCAACTCGGCCTGCTGCACCTGAGCGTCGATCTTCATCTGCTCGATCTGCGCGTCGTTTGCCGCCTTAGCCTGCTGGAACTGCTGGTCCGCCTGCTTAAGCTGCGCCTCCATCTGAATCTTCATCAACTCAGGCGGCGGCGGCTGGTTCTGCTGCTGCGCCGCCATCATCTGCTGGATTTGCTCAGGCGAAGCGCCCTGCTTTTCCATCTCTTCCATCTGAATGATGGCCGGCGGCAGGTTGGCGCGGAACCGCTTGGCAATATCGTCCGCCATCGGCCAGTCTTGCGCCTTGGCGAGCAGGTCAAGGATGAGCGCGCCAGCCTCGGGCGCGGCCTGCACAAAGGCGGTCATGCCCTCCTTGGCTTCCTCGCGCTTCGTGCTGTAGCTCGGGCCGATCTGGGCAACCACGTCATACGAGCCTTGCGTGAGATCGTGCGTGAACACGGTTTCGCCGCTCTGCGGATTAACGCCGTTCGCCTTGTTCACCTCCAGCACGTCGATCTTGCCATCCTCGCCCATGATGCGGATGGTGCGCTCGGTGTCGTAAATGTGCGGGATTAAGTCGTTAATGATATTGCCAGTCTGGCGAACCGCGCGGGCGAAGTTATCGACGTAGAGATACGAGCCAACATCGCCTTCACGCTGGCGTGCAAGGATCGCCTTGCCGCTGGTCTCATTCGAGCGATTACCCAAACCAGCGTCATAAATGCCAATGACGGCCTTCAGGTCCTCGCCGGCCATCGTCAGGCCATCAAGGATGCCTTGCGAGGAGACCGGGGGCTGCACACGCTGCGGAGCCGCGCCGCTGTTCTTGGTGTCCGGCTCATAGGGCAGATAAGGCAGGTTCTTGGTGTTAGCCTGCTCCCACAGGCTTTGATACTTGGCAACGTTGGTTTCCGTCACCATGAACGGCGCCTTGGGCTGCAACGCGACCGTCTCGGTATGCGCAGAGTGAAAGTAGTTGCTCATGCGCTGCGGGTCTTTCGCGTCGCGCACGATGCCCTTACGGATCAGCTTGCGGCCAATCCGCACTTCCTCGCCCACAACAGGGACAATCGGGATATATCGGCCGGGCCACTCGTCAGGACCTTCCAGCACGGCCATCGCCGTGATGAGATACCGACAGACCTTCGTGCTGTCGCGCATCTCGATACGAGCGCCACGCGCCAGATGATAGGCAATAACCGACTCATCGGCGTCCGTCACATCGGCAATCGAGCCGTCAACACCAAGCGCCAGCCGTTTTTTGGTCGGCTTCTTAACCCAATACTCAGCGACGCGAACGTAATCGTCCGTCACCCACTCGCTATTGTGTTGCCATTGGGTGTCGGCAAACTCACTTGGGCTAACGCCCGGATACTGCTTTTCAAAAGCACGGCGGCTGATATCAATCGGGACAAAGCAGAACTTGGCGTCTTCCTTGACAGGGCGAACGGCGTCCGGGTCCCACAGGACCGATACGCCATCCTCAATCGGGCCGATGTAGATTTCCTGATTGAAGGTGGACGAGTCCGCGTATTCCGTTCCAACGCGCCAATGGGCAATGCCGCAGGCAACCTGGCTATCCGCCGCGCGGAAGTAAATCGCGCTGGCGTCCGAGCGGTTCTCGACGTAGCGAATCAGACCGCCGCGCAATTCCGCGATTTTCTCATCCGCGCCGCTATCGACCGGGACCACCTTAATAGCCGGCTTCATCTGCCGAATGTCGCCCGTAATCTGATGGACGAACTGCGGCAGGCGGTTGATTTGAAGGACCGGGCGTCCCTCGTTCTCACGCTCCTTGCGCTGTTTTGAGGGCCATTGCGCGTAATCGTCGCCGGCAAGGAACGTCAGATCGTCATACGCCTGCTTGATATTATCCTTTTCGCGCTCATAGGCCGCGTCATAGTTGGCGCGCGCCTCAGCCAGAATATCCTTGTTATCGCTCCCTGTCGGCTTTGCTTCGCGGTCGGTGTTGCTGCCAGCCATTCAGATCAACCGCTCATCCAGCTTCCGGCGCCGCGAGGCGCAACATTCAGGGGCTTCAGGGTCTTTTGATTTGCTAGCTCTTCGCTCACAACGGCCATAAGGCCGAAGGCGTCAGCCGCGTGAGAGGACCAATCGTGTTCTGGGCCGAGACCGACATTACGAGCCTCGTCCTTTCGCTCGTGATAGTAACCAAGTGCCTCGCGACCAGCTTCCGTCGTGCTTTCATTGAACCAGCAACGCGGCATCACCCGGCGCACCGCTTCAACCCGCATCATCGCGGCGCCCCTACCCTGGTTGGGTACGACCATGACTTCAAAGCCGGCATCACGGAGATGGTCCTCATACCGCTTGCCGGTAATGCTATTCGTGTTCACGCCGTCGTGCGGCAGAATACAATGCGCCTCGCCATAACTACGCGAGCGCAACTCATTGACGTAATAGGCAAGAACCTGACCGACGCCCTCGATATAATCTAGAACGCGGATTTCTTGGCCGACGAACTGGACAATCCAGATCGCCATCGCGTCGGCTTGCGCGCCAGACCCGCCAAGATCAAAAATTGCGCGTATCTTGAGCAGCGGATCGGCCGCTACCTTGCCAATGCGGCCTTCCTGCTTCGCTTGAAGCAGCAGCTTAGCGAAATATGCGCCCTCGAAGGCTTGAGCGTAGCCACCGTTCCAGATGTGCTCATATCGCTCTGGATAAAGGCTGAAGTCTAGAGCGCGCTCCTGCTCAAGTACCGCCGGGAACCAGGGGTTGTCGCTCCAGTTCGCCTGAACAACAACGGAATCTGAGGGCTTCTTGCCTCTCAGGAAATTGTCAATCGCGTCGGCCTTACGACGAGGGTTCCAGCTCGCCCAAATCTCTGAGCCTTCCGCACGAATGGTTGGCCGCAGCATCGTGAGGCTGCGCTCACTGAGCGTCTGCGCCTCTTCGACCCAAGCCCTGTTAAACCCCTCAAGAGATTTAATCGTCTCTGCGGTGTGGTCCTGCATACCCTGAAACAGGATGACGCCGCCGCCGTGTGAATTGATCTGCGAGGCCTGAACATCGAACTTATGCCCGACACCCAAATCCTTGATCTTGTCCTCAATCAGCCGTTTCGCTGACTCCTTCAGACTCTTTTGCACCTCGCGGATACAGACAGAGCGGAGGCCGGGATAACGAACATGATCCTCAACCAGCATTTCCGCGAAGAAGTGGCTCTTGCCAGAACCACGGCCGCCGTATGCGCCCTTGTATCTAGCTGGCGTCAGCAGCGGGAGGAATGCTTCCGCCGTCTGTATGTCCAGGTTTGACAATGATGCGCCTAATGGTTTCGATCTTCACCGGCTCGTCGTCTTCGCCCCCGCCGATGATGGCTTGGGCAACCTTGCCATCGAGACGATCACCAAATTCCTTGATGGCCGACACGTCGCCCTCTGCGACCTTGCGCAAAAGCTGATCGGCAAGCTTTTCGAGCGCCTGAGGATCTTCATTCTCGCGCCGCTTGACCGCGCGGATAATCGCGTCCTGCCACAGCTTTACGCGCTTGGGACGGCCACCCGGATTACCAGACTGGCCGGGAACGAACGTCATCTTGTAATGAGCCTCTAAGCTTTTGACTTTATGTCAGTTTGTTACAAACCCCGCACGAAGCCCATGGGAGCCTACGCAGTCTCTCGACTATAGCGCAGCATTCATCCTTGTTGATCTTCAGCCCTTACACGCTTCTTGGCGTTTATCCGGGATGAATCCCGGTCAGCACTTCCGACCTGCGGTTGAGGCTGAGGGCTAGGGCGGTGCACTGCCCTGTTAAAGTTGACCACCACCCCAAGGTGTTGATCTGATTCAGTTTTCGTCCTGAAAGCGACGGTTTGACCACCGGCCTAAATGAAAAAGCCGACCAAGGACGAATGCCCCTGATCGGCTGTAGATCGCAATCCAGCGGGAGTCTTTCGATTGCCGCCAGACGCTCAACGTCCAAAGAGGTGTGCTATCGCAGTGACCAGCTTTGGCTCATTCTATCTCGCGGGCCGGCCGCAGTTTTAAAGGGGCCTTCGTAAAAGCCCTCCCCGCAATACCCTTCGCCATCACAACGGAGCGCTACGGGTGCTCATATCCCTACCGGCTCGGGCGGGTGATTAATCCGCTTTGTCTCTGCCGCAAGAATCATAAACCCGGCAGGATTCCTCCAACCGGGCGCAGCTCGTCATGGTCAATATCTACACATCATTTTGTGCGATTTGTCAAGATTTGTTTTGGGTTTGTTCACAGGCCAGTGCCGCGATGCGGTTCAATCCGCACAGGTCGCTTGAAATAGAACGTGACTCCAGCGTCATCGTTCGGCGGGCTAATGACAGCGACCAATTCCCACCCCTCGTGGCCGTACATTTGCAAATAGTCCAACCCCGACCGCTTAACGGTTGTCGTCAAATATTCCCAACCCATGCTCACACCCTCAATGCTCTGCCGATATAGTTCAGGCTAGTCCGCAGCTTGCCAACATCATCCGGTGAGATAATCCGGATCGGCCAGTTCTCCACGCAAACCCCATAAGTCACGTCTCGCGCTCTGAGGCCCATGTCCAACTCCCGGCAGGATTCCATCAGCGCATCGTAACTCGCCTTCCAGCGTGAGCGGATGCGATCAATCTCCTCCTGCGTCGGCTCCGTCGAGCAGGACACGCCGGCAGAGACAAGATGGAAGCCGGGGGATTTGACACTGAGCTTGTAGCCCATGAGCCTAGCGTGATCGTGGACGATGCCGGCCCACATGTTCCCCGCGTTATACTGCACCTCGGAAATCCCGAATGGGTCTTCCGGGGCTTGCTGGTGAAGCAGGAACAGGCGCCCCAAGGTGAACCCTGCAAGCGGATTGCCGGCGTGCTCTGGCTTGAGCCTGTCGTGCTCCAGGTCCACGCCGCGACGGGCTAGGGTCTGTGCGTAATACTGCTTCTCGATATAGCGGGAATTTCGTGAGATGCCGTTCTTGTCCCGGACAACCTCAATCTTCCGCTTTCTTCCTGCTCTTGCCATTCATGTGTTCCCCCGATGGATGATTACGCGGTGAGTACTGGATTATGTGGACAACCCGCTTCGCTAGTCAGATGCACCCGGAACGCTGACCTCACGGTAAGTTGGAGTCGCGTTCTGTTTCTTCGTAGAAGCGAAACTCTTTGTTGGCTTTATCGACAAGCTGCGCAATCTGATCTGATAATTGCCACTGCCCGGCATCTTTCATTGGACTGAGTTCTGCTCGGACTCCACGCCACTCCTTCACTGACATAGTGATAGTCAGCGTCATTTTGATATTCTCCGGTTCCGTAATCTTGAACCCGCCGCTTGCTGCCATTCCCCTTCTCCTATGTTTGCTCAGAGACGTTATGAGTGGTTAGTGAGGCGTCGTTATCTTCGTCGCTCGAAACACACGAACACCATGCTCCTTTGCCTGCGCAATCATGTTCGCCGTGCCCACGCCACCCTCAAATGCGACAACCAAGTCAGGCTTTCCCTCAATAAGCATTTTTCGATTCCGGATTGGCCCAGCAGATCGCCCGAGAGTTTCCCAATCAGCCTCAAACGTCTGAACAGGGATGCCCTTCCATTTTGCGAACTCACGGGCCATCCGGTCAGCGCCAGGCGCGCCACCCTCAATCAATAACGTGATCGGGCCATTATTATTGTGGATACCGCCAAGCCATGACCCGAGCGTCAGCGGGTCGTTAAACCTCCGGCCGCCACAAACCAATACGCGCATCCCTTTGCTCCTATGTCTGCTTACCGTGAGGTAGACGTTCCGAGTTGAGGTGGTTAGGCCGAAGGCCGGATTGTCCCAATCTCAATTCAAAATACTCTCTCTGACTCATCTCCTTATTCAATCCACAAGAACACTCATTCCAGTAT